GGTAGCATAATATGGCATTAGTAATAAATAATAGGGTAAGAGAAACAACTTCAACAACAGGCACGGGAGCCGTGACTCTGGGAGGAGCAGTCGGTGGTTTTCAAACTTTCGCTGCTGGAATTGGAAATGATAATACGACTTATTATGCCATTTCAATAAATACTGAGAATGAATGGGAAGTAGGATTAGGAACGTTAAACTCAGATAGTTCAACATTAACCCGAACTACAGTTTTGGAAAGTTCCAATTCTGATTCAGCGGTAGATTTTGCTGCAGGCTCAAAAGAAGTTTTTTGTACCCTACCCTCAGAAAAAGCAGTTTATTTAGACGCAAGTGATGATCAGGTAGGAGGCTTTAGTAGTCTTGCTGATGACAGTTCGCCCCAATTAGGTGGGGACTTAGATGTTGTCACTTATGATTTAGTTTCAACTTCAAACAGAGATATTGATATTATTCCAAACGGAACAGGTGATGTTAACCTTGGAGCAGATGCAGTTCAAATAGGTGATAATGATGCTAATGCAACGCTTACTACGCAAGGCACAGGAGATTTAATTTTAAATACAAACAATGGAACTAATGCTGGAAATGTTACATTACTAGATGGTGCAAATGGAAATATTAATTTAGCTCCCAATGGAACAGGAGAAATAGTTGTTGGAGCTGGAGACACGGCTGGAGATATTACTAGTAACGGTGCCTATGATTTAATTGTAGACACTAACGGAGGAACTAATGCTGGTAATATTACCTTAACCAATGGTGCAGATGGTGCAATTACTTTAACTCCAAATGGAGCTGGAGTTGTAGATGTTGCGGGTTCTATGAACCCCTCTATAGCTTCTACAGGTAAAGCTTTGATAATGGGATTTTAATAGGAGGAAAATATGGCAAGTGAAGTACTGAAGGAAAAGTGTGTCAGAGCAATGACAAACTCTGAAAATACTTTATTAACAGCAGCGTCGGGACACACTTACACGATACTTAATATATCGTTATGTGAAACGGGAGCGACGGCTGAGACTTTTGATCTTTACATCGATCCAGCAGGTGGCAGCGCTGATACTTATATTTATAAATTACAAGAATTAGCTGCAAGCGCAACTTTTGAACATACAACAAGAATAGTTATGAATGAAACAGATGTGCTTTATGGTAGAACAGCTGGTTCTGCTGATGTTGATGTTGTTATTAGTTATTTAGATCAAACCTTATAATAGGAGATAAAAATTTATGAGTGGAAGTGTAGGTGATAATGTTTTCAGAGCTTCAGGAGTTATTGCTGCTGCGGCTGCTGGAAGAACTGGAACCGTAGATTGGCAAACAGATTCAATTAAAACATCAGGTTTTACAGCCGCAACTACTGAAGGTTACTTTTGCGATACAAGTGGAGGAGCTTTTACAGTAGCTCTTCCAGCAGGCGTGGCTCAATCAATCGTAGCAATCGCCGATTATACAAGAACTTGGAATGATAACAATATAACTCTATCACCAAATGGTTCAGACAAAATTGGTGGAGTTGCTGAAGATGCAACTTTAAGTACTAATGGACAATCAGCAACTTTTGTTTTTGTAGATGCAACTGAGGGTTGGATTAACATAAATGAAACTTCAACTTCAGTATCAGGAGTTTCTCCTTATCTAACAGCGACAGGAGGAACTATTACTACTTCTGGCGATTACAAAATTCATACGTTTACAGGACCAGGAACTTTTTGTGTTTCTAAGGTATCTTGTTGTTCAGCAGACGACCTTGTTTCTTATGTAGTAGCCGCTGGTGGTGCAGGCGGTGGAACTGGTGTGTGGAACGTCCACGTAGGTGCTGGTGGTGGAGCTGGAGGATTTAGAGAATATAAAAATTCTTGCGATCCTTATACGGCTTCTCCCTTAAATGGTAATCCAGGTGGAACTTCAGTTACAGTTACAGCTACAGGGTTTCCAATTACAGTAGGAGGAGGTGGAGCAGGCGCTCCTTCATCTAGTGCTAGAGGTACCCCAGGAGTTGATTCAGTATTTGCACCAGTAACCTCAACAGGAGGAGGCGGAGGGGGTTCACCCACAAACGCCCCTAATTATCCTGGCATCGCAGGAGGTTCAGGTGGTGGTGGAGCTTCTGAAGGTGGAGCTTCTGGAGGTATTGGAAATACACCCCCCGTATCTCCCGCTCAAGGATTTGGCGGAGGACAAGGAACAAATAATCCCCCTGACGTAAGATCAGGCGGCGGTGGAGGAGCAACAGCAGTTGGAACAGGTGGTACTACTCCTCCAATTGTTTCAGGAGCAGGTGGAGCTGGAGCAACAACAAGTATACCAGGATCACCAACCGCTTATTCTGGAGGTGGCGGAGGCGGTGGAAATCCAGGGAAAAGCAATACCGCGGGTGCTGGAGGAACTGGCGGAGGTGGAGCTGGTGGAGGACCTCCAGGTCAAGCAGGTGTTGATGGCTCAGCTAACACAGGCGGTGGCGCAGGTGGAGGAAAAGGTGGCCCTCCTGATGGTACCTTAGGTGGTGATGGCGGTTCAGGAATAGTAATTTTAAGGTATCAATATCAATAAAGCTATGGCACATTTTGCAAAAATAGGTTTGAATGGAAAAGTTCTTGCAGTATTAACTTTAAATAATAAAGATATGTTAAACGCTGATGGCGTTGAAGATGAAACAGTAGGACAACAATATTTGCAAAGGCACAATAACTGGCCTGCTCAAATGTGGATTCAAACCTCTTATAATACACGCGATGGAACACATAAATCAGGAGATAACTCTAAAGCACTAAGAGGAAACTACGCAGGTATAGGTTATATTTGGGATGAAGATAATAATTTATTTTACCCTAAAAAACCTTATGCAAGTTGGGTTTTAAACACTACAACAGCTAGTTGGCACTCTCCAATAGGAGATGCTCCAGATGATTTAACTGATGAAGAAATAGCAGCTGAGTTATCTTATAATTGGAATGAAGATGCACAATCTTGGGATAAAGAATAAAATCCATAGATAATTTTAAAAAAATAAGATAAAACATAGCTGGTGGATATGGAAAAGAAAGTATTATCTGAAATATCTTTATATTATGGGCAAGTTGAGATGCCTAAAGGTTTTGAAATAGACCAAAAAAAACTTCAAACAGATATTTTAAAAGCACAAGTTCAAAACATAAAATTTCTATTCTCAAGAACTTGGGACATGTTGAATACCTATATGCGCGAGCATATTAATCTGGAATATGGTTTTCGATTAGCGAATAAAGAAACATGGGGAAATATTTATAAGCCTCAAGAAATTTCCATTCCTTTACTTAATATAGATCCTGTAGATTTAAAAAATTCTCCTGATTATACATTGTTATATGGGGTGAAGGTTAAAGATTGTAGTGTTAGAATTCACTATGACGACAATAAAAGAGCAGGAAGATCGTGGGATATCCCCCTAACTAATAATCAATTTATTATGTTCCCCTCAACCAATATGTATTATATTACCAACAATCAAAAGGATTCTCTTAACTTTATACACACGATTACTTATGAATTTGTCTAAACCCTTAGTGGCACAAACTACTTTAGTTGATTTAAAAGATTTACGATGTAATCGTCTTAAAGATTCTTATACGGAACACCCTGACGATTTAAAATATCAAGAAGTTGAGAAAGCTGTTTTAAAAGAAGGATTATTAAATCCAATTAAAGTAAGAAAATCAGATATGGTAGTTATTACTGGAAATCAAAGATGTTGGTTCGCTAAAAAACATGGATATACCCATATATCGGTGGAGTATGTTAAATGAATTTGTCTAATTATTTTTGGTATTTTAAATCTGCATTGACACCACGATTCTGTGATGAAGTTATTAAATATGCTTTAGAGCAAAAAGAAACGATGGCGATTACAGGAGGTTATGGCAGAGATAGAAATTTAGATAAAAAACCTTTAAACAAAGAAGAAATTAGAAATTTAAAATATAGAAGAAATTCGGATCTAGTATGGCTCGACGATACTTGGATTTATAAAGAAATACACCCCTTTGTCCATCAAGCTAATAAAAATGCTGGCTGGAATTTTAACTGGGATAGATCAGAATCCTGTCAGTTTACAAAATATAAACTCAATCAATATTATGACTGGCATTGTGATAGTTGGGACAAAGTTTATGACCGACCTAAGACCCCTTCTCATGGAAAAATTAGAAAATTATCTATGACTTGTCAATTAACCGACGGTTCGGAATATAGGGGCGGCGAATTAGAATTTGATTTTAGACAATATGATCCACCCAAAAGGGATGAGTCTCAACATTTAAAGAAAGCTACTGAAATATTACCCAAAGGTTCTATCATTGTGTTTCCATCATTTGTTTGGCATAGAGTTAAACCAGTAACCCACGGAATAAGATATTCACTTGTCGCATGGCATTTAGGATATCCATTTAAATAATGTATATAAACGAACATTTTAAAACTCCTATATGGCATGAAGAAAAGCCTGAATTTATTAAATCATTAAACAAAGCTAGTGATAAATATATTAAAGAAGCAAGAAAAAAAGATAAAAAAACAATTAGAATTAATAAAGACTTTGGAACGTCTCATCATTCAACCTCATTAGTAAAAGATAATGATTTTATAGATTTAAGAAATTATATAGGTCAAAAGTCCTGGGAATTTTTAGATCATCATGGTTACGATATGAAACAATATCAAACGATGTTTTCTGAAATGTGGGTTCAAGAATTTTCTAAAAAAGGTGGTGGTCATCATTCAGCTCATATCCATTGGAACCAGCATGTAGCAGGATTTTATTTTTTAAAATGCAGTGAGAAAACTTCGTATCCTATTTTCCATGATCCAAGAACAGGTGCAAGAACTACTAAATTAAAAATGAAACCAGAATTAAAAGGAATCTTTCATGGCACAGAACTCGTTCATTTTAGACCTAAACCTGGAACCTTAATTATATTTCCAGGATATTTGGAACATGAATACGCAGTCGATCATGGTAAAGCACCCTTTAGATTTATCCATTGGAACATTACTGCTATCCCTAAAGAGATGGCTAAAGATGTATAAAGTAATTGATAATTTTTTAGATAAACAAGATTTTGCAAAGTTACAATCTCAGTTATTATTTAATTCAGACTTTCCTTGGTATTTTCAAGAGGCTAAAGATAAACTACATGGTGATAAATCAGGGAATAAAGATTTAAATCAATTTCAATTAACACATATGTTTTTTGAGGATTTAAAAGTAAATTCACCCTTCTATCCTGTTCTTTTTCCGTTATTTAAAAAGCTAAACGTGGCTGCTGTAACAAGAGTAAAAGCAAATTTGAATCCATATAATTACAAATTAAATCAAGGATTGTGGCATCAAGATGATGTTTTCACAAATAATAAGGCTGCTGTTTTCTATTTAAATACTTGTAACGGCTATACAGTTTTTAAAGAAAATAATAAAAAAACATATTCACAAGCAAACAGAATAATTATATTCAATAGTAATGATATACAT